CCATGTTTATTGTGCCAAGTTTAGATGATATTCGCCAAACTATCTTACGTGACGTGCAATCGTTAGAACCGCTAGCTGATGTGAGTGTGGATAGCGATTATTATGCCCGTGCGAGCAGTTTAGCAGCCGTTGCTGAAGGTATTTATGCCCATCAAAAATGGATAATCAAGCAATTTTTCCCCGATACCGCTGACACAGATTTTTTAGAAAAACATGCCGCTTTGCGTGGTATTCGTCGTCGTAATGCAACGTCTGCAAGTGGTACTGGTGCAACTGTCACAGGTCAAGTCGGTGCAGAGATCAAAGCGGGTTTACAAATTAAAACCGACGATAACCGATTTTATGAGACAACCGCGAATGCAGTTATCTCAAGTAATGGTGAGACTACCGTGCCGGTACGCGCATTAGCCACGGGGGCAAGTTATAACATTACTACTGCAACAAAAGGCAGTTTTATGGCGGCTCCTGTTGGCGTGCAAAGTGATGTTGTATTAAACAATATTATTGGTGCGACAGATGCTGAAAGTGATGCATCGTTACTTGAGCGATTACTTGAGGTTATTAGACGTCCACCTGCTGGGGGAAATCGCTATGACTATCGCACCTGGGCATTATCAGTAGATGGTGTGG